ACTTTATTATATTATTCATGTTCATCATTTTTTAGGATCCTTTTTAAAATCAACTACATTACCTGGTTTCTTTTTCTTTGATTTCTTATTCCATTCATCCCAGGCTTTCCGGCCCACAAATTCTTTTACTTGCTCTGGTTTAAATTCTTTTAACATCACATCAATGTTCCAATTAGGCCTAACACCAAATCTAATGGGCCATTCTGAACTCTCTTTTTTTGGTTGTTTTTTCTTCTGCTGGTGTTCTTCTACCAACTTGATTAGATAGTTGATATAGTTCTGTGCTTTTTTTAAATCAACTAAACCATCCTTGAACCTCCACCTGGAGATGTACTTCACAATGTTACCTTCATTGTAGCCCAGGTTATTTTTAGTTATATAATCTCTTGGCTGTATTGCTAATTGATTATAATGCTTTGGATCTATTGGATCTGACATTTTTTTTTCCCTTAAATTGATAGTGTGGTTTTGAATTTAGCACCAATTCAACTGCATCTGCGATGAATTTAGCCATAGATACTCGATGTTTTCGAGCCTCTTTTTTTAGATTTTCTTTCAATTTGGTTGAAATCTTCAGATAAACAGGGGTTAATTGAGGTTCCATTTTATTTCCTTTTTTTTTATTTTAAGTATTGACATATATATATTTAATATATATCTATATACACATGAACAATACAAGACCAACAACAGGAAATATAATAGGAGGAAATATGGTTAATGATTGGATCTTCTATACAGTTAAAAGAGAGTATAGAAAAAGATGGATTATTAAAAATGGTAAAGAAGTTGAATACCATCCAACAATACCAAATAAAAAAGATTTGGTTTTTAAATTACTAGATCTAGCTCAAAAATCTTTAAAGGTTAAAATCATACATATTAAAGATCAAGATAGAGCAATAAATCGAGTAGCACCAAGTGGTCAAAAAACTCATCATAAAAGAATGATCCCTGTTTATAGAGGTTATAAAAAAACTTATCTTAAACAGAAACAAAGTGTTGAAGAGGCTATCGAAATCTTAAAAGTAATATTTAAGAAGGAGTGGAACTAATGAACAATACAAGACCAAAATTAATTAGACAATTATATGTAAGACCTAAACATTATGTTTGGAAATTAGATGTAGAACACAGTATTTATACATTTGAAATACATAAACAAAATCATGGTCGTCAACCAAGTTGGTATCATTCAGATACAAAACAATTTTCAGCTTTTGTAAGATTTAAAAAAGGTAGAGATAATAAATTTTATGATAGTTTTTATTCTAAAGAAGAGGCTAAAAAATATTTAATACAAAAATATAAGGAGGAAATATAATAATGACTAAAGTTAAATATGGGTACAAAAATAAAGATGGATACATTTTAAATATCAATGGTTTTGAAAGACTTAATGGAGGCAAGAAATTAAGCAGATCACAAAAAGCATTGCTGGGTTTAAAAAAAGTTAAAATAACAAAGGATGCAAGTGGATATACAAAGGAGGCTGTGTAATGAACTATGTAGCCTACTACAGAGTATCAACTCAAGACCAAGGCAAAGATGGTTATGGTATCCAGGATCAAGAGAGTGTTGTTAAAAGATATGTTGGCAATAATGAATTGATTGCATCTTTTAAAGAAACTGAAAGTGGATCTAAAAGTGATAGACCGGAACTACTAAAGGCCCTGGAGTTATGCAAAAAAGAAAAAGCAACATTAGTTATAGCAAGATTAGATAGACTTGCTCGTAACTTATATTTTGTTGCTAAATTACAAAACAGTAAGATTGATTTTGTTTGTTGCGATATACCAGATGCTAACAAATTTACTATTCAATTACTTGCTGCTGTAGCTGAACAGTATTTAGATACATTAAGAAAAAATACTAAAGCTGCCCTGGCTATTGCTAAAAAGAATGGAGCACCACTAGGTAATAAAGTAAATCTTAAACAAGCTGGTGTTAAAGGTAACAAAGTTAAACAACAACAAGCAGATCAATTCGCAATTAAGATTAATGAAATTATTAAAGGTATCAGAGCTGCTGGATTAAATACATTCCAGGATATTTCTGTTGCTTTAAATAATAGAGGTATCAAAACTTATAATGATGGAGCTTGGTATCCTACAACAGTTAAAAACATCATAGAAAGAGTAGGTGCATAATGATGGATTTGCAAACAATCATATCATTAAATAAGAAAGCTGGAAAACAAGCTAGAGAGGATGATGTTGAACCAAAAATATTATCTTATGATGAAAGAAACGAGCTTGAGGAAGGCAACATTGAACCAATTAGATCTATACCTAGTCTTGGAACACACATTCCAAGTGGTTGGAAGAAGTTTAATGTTAATAAGTTAAAAGATAAATTAGATGTGCCAGATTGGTGGTATGGATCTAAAATCTTAAAAGGAGGAGGGCTGTGGTGTGATAGCTCTGGGCTTGGTGCAGCAGATGAACCAGCATTAACTGTAAGTCAATTTGTTGATGTTGTATCAAAACTTGTAAAAGAAAATCCACATCTGGGATTTGGTTTATATTCAACAGGCCAATTCCAATCTGGAGTTAGAGTATATAAAAAAGGAGGTGTGTAGTGAGTGCTTATCAAGTAGATACAGATTGTTTAGGAAGAGTATTAAAAGCAATCAGCAAAGTAGGAACACATGGCCCAAGATATAAGGAGATAGAAAAACTTAAAGATCAGTATAATAAAAATGCTGGTAAAGTTTTTGATAATCTTCTTAACTTAAATAGATACAGTTTACAGGAGAGATACCCAGATGATTTCAAAGAATTATTCTGTGATGTAGATAGATCTAAAGCTGTATGGTTGAGCAGACAGTTGGGCCATAATGATTATCAATTAGTTAAAAGTTTAAATTGTTTTTTATACCAGGCTTGTGAAGGAGATGCAGTTAAGAAATCACTTTATAAAACTTTGGTAGAAATCCAAAACAATTTCAATGGCTCTTTGGTAAATGAACATCCACAGTACCAGGAAGTGAAGTGGGGTTAACAATGATAGGAGGTGCGTAATGGATCATAATGATCTAAAGGCAAGTGAGTTTAATAAAGTAGTTGGTCAAAGAATTTTAAAGCAAAGACTTGGCCTAAAATTAACTCAATCAAAACTTGCCAAAAAACTTTTTGTAACTTTTCAACAAGTGCAAAAATACGAAAAAGGAATAAATGGTGTGAGTGGTTTTAGAATTAAACAACTTTCACTAGCATTAGATGTTCCGGTTAATTATTTTTTTGATTATCCGATAACAGTAGTTGATGGAAAGCTGTGTTCTTCTAATGTTCCTATAGATAATAGACAGAATGTGTCTAAAGTGGAACCACAAGATAAACAATTAGACACCAAGAAGGAGGTCTAAATGAAAATATTGAAATTCATATTTGAAGGATTTGTTTTCCTGGCTTGTATTGCCATGATTTATTTCTTCACAATATTTTTGTGTGCACTTTCAGATAAGTGTTACTACTACTATTTTCCAGGATTAATTTAATGCCTGTAAATATAATTCATACATCATTAAAAAGATATGAGTTAGGATCTAGCACACTACCAAATTTAGTCCAAGTAGAAGGCTACAAAGGTTTCAAAACTCGCAACGAGGTTTTGGAAAAAGCTCTCAAGGAGCTTAAAGGAGAGGAGGTTGCTGATGACATAAGTAACTTACCTAAAGTCAAAGCTGGTAAATATTTAGAACCAGCTATACTTAATCTTTTCTCCCACGACTTGAAAGAGATCTGTGATCAACAAAAAGCTACATTTAAAATTAATGTTCCGGATCAAGGATACTTTTTTAAAGTCAAGGGAGGGAAGATCGGCAGTTCATTGGATGCTAAAATAAAATTTAGTAAAGCAATAAGTTTAGTGGATCATAACAATCAAACACATAAACTATCCGGAGAAGGTAACATAGAAATTAAAAATTTCTCCGGTGCTGCTATAGATCCTGTGCCCTTATATCAAAACTTCCAGCAGCAATCACAGTTGCTAACAACAGGAAGTAAATACTCCCTTTTAGTCAGATTGGTTAAGGGCTGGGACCTACAATGGTTTGTTTCTTATCCAGATAAAAAGATACAACAACTATTAATAGATGCTGCAACAGATTTTTGGTTTAGGGTTGATGGCATTATGAATGGTAAAGACTATTGGTATCCTCCAGAGAATACCAAAGAGGCATCCAGATTAATTATAGGCAATGGTAAATTAAATGCTTTTAATATGGATGGTAACAATGAGCTCCAGAAATTAGTGGATGATTATCATTCTGCTAATATTGCAATTAAAGCCTCACAAGAAATTAAAGATCTCTCATCAAAAAGAATGAAAGAAATAATGGGAGAGCATGAGGTTGTTAAATGTAATGATGTGGAAGTTAGACATACCACAATGGAGAAAGCAAAAACTAAAGTAATAAAACTTGAAGGACCTCCACTTAAATACAGGAGGTTCTCGGTAAAGCATAGTGTCCAAAGATAATGATAAAAAAAAATTTCAAATTAATGCTTACTTACTTGCCAGGCAAGAGAGTGCCAAACGCATTCGATATAGAATATTGGAAAAGTTTGGTGTCGATGTCGGTGTTGAGTTTATTGAAGAACTCATTGGGCTTATGGCCCTGGCTGCAATCGAGGGCCTTAAAGTACAGAACCAAATATTTACTTTTCACATTAACAAAATAGGAGATGATGATGACGAACCAGAAGAACCACCAGATGAAACCCAACACTAGCAATTTAATTGATGCTTTAAATAAATTTCAAGCTAGTAATACTAAAGCTGAAAGAGATGGTGTTAATCCATACTTTAAATCTAACTATGCTACACTCGATGAAGTAATTGAATGTTGTAATTATGGAGCTAAATTTGGATTAGCCTTTTCTCAACAAATAGACTTTGAAAAAGATATTGTTGAAGGCAAAGTATTTAGCACACAGTTTGTTAGAACTACTGTTTATCATACGAGTAGTGAACAAGCTATCACGAGCAGACATATCATTGCAGTTAAAGGTAATAGATTTGATGATAGTCATGCAGTAGGATCAGCTATTACTTATGCCAAAAGATATTCTTTGTTAGCAATATATGGCTTGGCTACCCAGGATGATGATGGTAATGCTAACTCTATAGTAACTGATAATAAATCTGTAATTAATAAAGCAGCTCAAGATAAAAAGGAAAAAGATACTGCTGCTATTACTTATGTTAATAATTATAGAGGCAAGATAGGAGATATTATTAATGATGAAAATAAATCTCTGGAAGAAAAAAAGGCTATGCTTAAAGATTATATTTCAGCAGAAAAAATTAAACTAGAAGGTTTAGGGAGAGAACTTCCTGGCCTTCATAAATCAACAATAGATAGAGTTCAAAAAGATCTCGATAAATTTAAGGAGGATAATAATGCCCAATCTAATGGTAACAAAGAAACAATTAAGACTGTTTGATTACATTAAATCCTATCATAGGAAAGAAAGAACACCTCCTACTGTTAGAGAAATAGCAAAACACATGGGCTGTGTTCACAGTAATGTTCATCGAATGCTCCGGTTATTAGAAAGAGATAGATTAATTAGGATACATCCAGCAAAACCAAGAGGTATTGAAATTTTAAATGGAAGTGGTAAATAATATTTACTAATATTAACAGGGAGGTAAATACTGAATTTATATAAAAGTAGATTTGATAAACAGTTTGTTAAAGATTTGATTACAGCATTCGATGGAGAGAATGATGTGGTGGTTATTACTATGCCTTCAGAAGAGCCTGGAGAAAAACCACACCAGAAATTCTATTCAGCTAATGATCCAGAACTATTAAACCTGGAGCACTCACCTCTTTTTCCTCATGGAGTTATAATAAAACCTTATGAAGAATATTGGTTAGAAAAACACCGAGAAAAATTTCAAAAAATTTTGATGAAAAATCCGGCAGAAAATTTAGATGGGAATTAAATACGATAAGACTACAGGGCTACCTTCAAATGATAACACAGATTACAATACATTATTGGATATGTGGAGAGAAGAAAAAGAAAAAAGACAAAAGGTAGAAGGAGTTAATAACAATCACCAGGAATTAAATGGTAAGTTACAAGTAAGAGTATCTGAATTAGAAGAAGATAATAAAAAACTATCCAAACAAATAGAAGATAAAGACAAACATATAAAACAATTAATAGATGTGATGTGAAAACCTGGGTAATAATATTGTTTTTACAATTTAATGGCCAGGCATTCTATCATCCTGTTATGGTTGATAAAGATACTTGCCATGATCCACACCAGAGCAGCCTACTAGAACACAGAATAGTTAAAGATGAGAAGGGTGTTAAGCTAGATCGCCATTTTTACAGGAGCTATATGGTCTTTGGACATTTTTGTGCTGGTGTTTTTAATGATAGGCTTTAAAGCTATTTTAAGGGCCATACAGAGCCCTCTTTATTATTTGGTACTTACTCCTAGGATGACCTTCTCTTCATTAATTTAAGGGCATTTCTGATTGATCTCTGGCTATCTATAGTAAAGACTTCCATCGGAT